CAGGACGACGGCGTGGCACACGTAGAGGCGCCTATCGGCACGCCGACCGAAGACGCTAAGCCGATTCCGGTTGACGCGCCGACCGTCGACTTCGCTGCGCTGGTCGAGGCCTGTCAGGAAGCGTCGCTGGACGCCAGCGACAATCACATGGACCTGATCAAGGCGTGCCAGGCGTTCATCAGCGACCACGGCCACCCGGCCTACAACGCCCTGAAAGCCGCCGTGGCTCCGCTGGAAGGCGCCGAGAACGGCAAGGCCGTGCCGCAGTTCACCCCGGCCGAGCGTCGCCTGATGCGCGCCTGCATCGACAAATACCCGACCCACAAGGAGGCCTGATATGTCCGACAAGCCCGCAAGTCCCTACGCCCACCTGGCCGCAGTTCCGCTCGGCTTCGCCACGTCGGTGTGGTGTGCCTACGTGATGACCTACTGGTGGGCGTGGTTCGTTGTCCCGCTGGGCGTCCCGGCCATCGGTACGATCCACGCCTGGGCGTTGTGCTGCGTGACGTGGTTCGTCGGTCGCGGCTTTGCGTTTGCCAGCCTGGAGCGCGCCGACGTCATGCCGAAGTATGCAACCACAGCCTACGTCGTCGGCAAGCCGCTCATGATCGCCGCGCTGACGGGCATCGCCTTCGGAATGCTCTACCTGTTGCACCGCATGATGTAACGGTCTCCCACGGTCCGCAGAAACAAGAAAGCCCGGCAATGCCGGGCTTTCTTGTTTCTGCACTTCGCGTTCCGTCAGCTGATCTTGCTGAATTCCAGACGGGCAAAGTTGAAGATCGCCACGCCTGGCTGCAGGATGCGCTGGCCCGACGGCGCCTGGTACGAGGTCAGGAAGCCGTTGCGGCCGACGAAGCGCTTGTTGACGCTCGGAAGGCCGATGGTCAGACCGACACGCAGTGCGTCGCGGTTGGACGACTCACGCTGCCATATCTGCTCGAACACTTCCAGCGACGGGCTGTCGGCCTGCAGGGTCAGGGTGATCGGCTGGGGGTTGTAGACGAAACCTGCGGACAGGTTGCCGTCGATGCCCATGACGATTTCCTTGTTCTCGACGGCACCGACTTCGAACACATTGTCGGTGGCGTAGCCCTGGAGGGTCACGCCATTGGGGTAGAGGCCTTCCACGCTCAGTACCAGCGAGGAATTGGCGACGGTCAGGGTTGCGGCCATGGTCGCTTCTCCTTACAGGACGGTGGTGGAAGACACGACGATCTTCTGGATGCTGCCGCCATCGCAGTACCAGAGATTCACGGTCGGGGAGCCGCGCTCAGTGCGCACGGTCGTGGTGGTCGGGTCGGTGACCTGCAGGTACCAGCCCTTGTCGCTGACCTCGCCAGCGATGGCAAAGCCTGCCTGCTGGTCGATCTGCGCGCGCTGCGACGGGCTCAGGGTGACGCCTGCACGGATCACGCCGGCCAGCAGGAACTGACTGATGACGTCCTGTGCACCCTGGTAGATCGCGGTGTAGCCGTCGTTGTTGTACGGCAGCGAGCGATAAGCCAGCAAGGTCTCGAACAGAGCCTGACCGAGGTTGCGACGCAGTGCGATGGCGCCCAGCGCGGTGTCGGCCCATTCAAACTGGCCGCCGATCGACCCGTTGTAGGTCACGGTGTAGGTGTTCGGACCCGACGAATACTTGCCCAGGTAGGTGTAACCGTTGGACAGTAGCGCGTTGGCGTTCGATTCGTTGTCGACCTGCACGCCGGCCGGCGACACGGGCTGACGGAACGCCAAGGTGGTGCGCCCTTCCACGATCTGCAGGTTGGTCGAGGCACCCCAGGCCAGCACGATCATGGCGTTGGCCAGGTTGCCGTAAACCGGCACGGTGTTCTGGTACGGCTGCGAGTGCACCAGGTTGCCGAAGTTGGCCGGGTTGTCGTTGACCAGACCTGCCGGGTCCTGATCCCAGGCCGCGTAGATGTAGTTGAAGGTCTGTTCGGCCGTCCACTCAGCGAACGCGAATCGCTGGTCGATGCCTGCAACCCATGCGTGGGTGAAGATCGCCCAGTTGCCCGACAGGGCTGCTACGCGGTCCATGGCACTGTTCGGCGTGTCCAGTGCCAGGCCAGTGCCCTGCACGTACGCACCGCTCGCCGTGGACAGGCCTACGCCGTCAGCGAGCGTGCCGGTGACAGCCGAGACGGTAGCCGTGGTGCCGGTAGCCGTGGTGGTCAACACGAACCGACGTCGCTGCGCATCGTAGGTGATGGCAAAGTTCGGCGTGGTGAAGCCTGCGGTCATCAGCGTGGCCGCATTGGCGAAGCTGGTGGCTGCGGCCAGGTTGATCGTGGCCGAGGTCCGTTCGGTGTCGGTGGTGACGATCAGCGTACCGGACAGGGCCTGCAGTTGCGCCAGGGTCAGATTGAGCGACGCGCCGAAGACCTCGGCGCCGAGGGCCGTGCCCGCAAACCGCCCGACGTTCAGGCTGGCCGGCTGCTGGCCGCCGTTGAGGATGCCGGCGAAGTAGACCTGCGCGGCGTTGTACTCATCCGAATCGGTGCCGAAGAACGTACCGACGTCAGCCGCGTTGTAATAGACCTGCAGCTGACTGGCCGGCACGCCGGTCGACTGCGTCAGCAGGAGGCCGTCAAGCGAGCCTTGCGCGCCACCAGCACCGATCACGTTCGGGTTGATCGTGACGATCTGGGAAATGGGGATGTTGCTCACGGGGTGCCTCCTGGGCAGGTTTCGCCTATGGTAGCTGGTCGGCGACGGTGATGGAATCGAGCTCGATCTGGTCGAAGAAGTCTTGCGGCAGCCCGACCGTCTGGTTGACCTGGCCGAACAGGCGAATCATGAAGCGCTGCTCGAACTGCCCTTCGCTGTTGACGATGTTCAGCTGTTGCGGCGCGTCAGCATACAACGGCGTCAGCACAGGCGGTAGCAGGTTGTCAACGCCCCACATAGAGCGCCACGCCACGGACAGGATCGAGGCCCACGTCGGGCCTGCAGCGCCGTAGCAGTCGACCTGATAGCTGTAAGTCAGGTGGGCCTGCTGTACGGCCTGCTCGTTGTCCGGGTCGTAGTAGCGTCGGCCGAAGTCCTGGCGTTGCATGATGCCCGGCGAGATCACGATGTAGCTGCCGTTGGGCGTGGAGGTCAGGTTCTGGAAGCCCTTGACGATCTGGTCGGTATCGTCCGGCAGGTCCAGCACCTTGGCGATCCAGCCGAACAGCGCATCGAAGGTGTCGTCCTCGGTCGGTAGCAGGGTCGCAGCGGCCATCAGGGGGTAGCTCCGGCAGTGGGCACGCGGCCATTCTTCAAGGCGTCCAGCAGCGCGGCCAGCGATTCGGCGTTCGTCTGGCGGGTGATCGCCACCGAACACCAGCCAGGCCACCATTCCAGGACGTGCTGTACCGCCCACCACTCGGTGCCGAGGCGAACCAGGTCGCCGCCCTTACCGTCAGGGCGCACGATGCCGGAGAAGTTGCCATAGGCGTACAGCTTCTGCATGTTGCCGGCGTAGGCCAGGCCGTTGAGGTGATACAGGTCGTCGTGCGACATCGCCTGCACCTGCAGGCGGTCAGCAGGCAGCAGCGCGAAGGTCGGCGTCACGATGCCGCGCACCGTCTGTTTGCCGGTCGAAAAGTAGACATCGCCGGGAACGTCGGGGTTGACGACTTGGATCGCGCCACGGACGAGAGCGTGAAGGTTGAGGCCACTCACGGGCTAGGATCCTCGCCGTAGTCGCCGCCGCGCAGGACGACGGCCGAGTCGATGGAATTTGTCAGGACGTTGGTCTGGACCAACCCGTGGTTGAATCCCTTAACTGCCGCCCATTCCGGGCTGTTGTCCGCCGGCCAGTCACGGATCGTCTGCTGAATGTCCTCGGACATGCGCAGACCGAGCGTACGTAGCGCCGTATCGGCCGCGGCGCCTGCCTTGATCATCGTGACCAAGCCACGCGACCAGCCTTTGTTCTGCGTGGCGAAGGTCGACTGCATGAAGGGTCGCGGATGGTTCTGGCCGTGGCCGAACTCCAGCGCCTGAGCGATGACCGCGACCGGCATGCCGCCGCGCGCGTCCTTTACCTGCTGGCCGGTGCGGTGGTCGGTGTAGGTGTCGTGCGGGTACGTTGCGCCGGCCAGCACGCCAGCCTTGACGCTGCCAGGCACAAACTGCGCGCGCAGCTCGTCGGGGATCTTGACACCGGAGCGGCGCACGATGCTCACGGGAACGGCACTCCGTTCGCAGGACCGCGGCCGCCGCGGAGCCAGCCGCGGTTGAGGAAGTCGACCGAGTTGCCGACGCCCGATTGGCCCAGGTCCACGTAACGGAAGCTGCGGTACGGCAGCGAGAGCATCCAGTACAGGGCACCGTATTGCGTCTGCGTCCACCACGCCTCGCTGGCGTTGGACGGCACGGCGTAAGCCAGCGAGGTAGACACAGACCCTTCGGTGGCCGAGGCCACACGGCCGACGACGCCAGTCGGCGGAACGACCGTGCCGGACGTAGACGTGTAGCCGAAAAGCGTCAGCAGATGCGCCACGATGTAATAGAACATGTTGGTGCGCAGCACCACGTCCGTGACCGGTGAGGCGTCGGTGTTGTCCACGATGCCGGTGGCGAGCGAGAACAGGACCGTCAGTCGTGCGTCCGGCACCGAGGCGAACTCGGGGAACGCTTCCTTGAACAGTGCGGGATCGAACACGACGACGGCCATGCCTGCAGCTCCTTAGGCCTCGGGGCCCTTCTCGACGCCCAGGGTCGTCGGGTCCACCTGGTTGAAGCCCGCGTCACGGGCACCCAGGTTGCGAGCTTCCTTCTCGGCGTCCTTGTACTTGGCTGCGGCGAACAGGAAGCCGTTCTTGAGCCACGGCGCCTTGGCGTAGATGCGGGTCAGCGCGTCCCATGCGTCCTTCGGCACGCCGGAGGTCAGGCCGTGGAAGCCCTGCTCGTCGGCCAGGGCCAGCGCGCGCTTGTCGTTGGCGCCCTTGAACACCAGCGTGCCGTGACCGGGCACATCGACGCTCAGACCGGCCGGGAGGCGGCAGCCGACGGTGACGGTACCCGCAGCGTCGGTGCGGTCAGTGGCCGAGGCGGCTGAGTTGGATTTACGGGCCATCAGTTCTGCTCCTGAGTTTCGAGGCTGTACCAGTCTTCGGCCAGACAGTCGTTGACGCTCGGCACCCAAGTGCTGACGGTGTCATCGACGCCCTTGATGGCGAAGTAGGCGTTGTAGGGGATCATCGCGCCAGCGCCGAAGTGGGCCATAGCGGCTCCGGTCTGCACGGCATAGCTGGCTGGCGGGACGAGATAGACGAACAGGCCTGCGCCGTTCCAGCCGCGGCGCGCAAGCCGTTGGCCGCGTTTGAGGTGAGTGAGTGCTGCGCCAAAATCCATGCAATATCTCCAGTGGGTTGATGGGTTACGCGTGCGATGGTACACGATTTTGTTGCGTCACGGGGCTTGACACGACGTAACGCGGTCGTTACGAAACTCGCTCAAACTTACCCGTTCGCACCCAGTAGTTAATTGTCGGCCTACTGACACCCAGAGCTTCTGCAGCTGCTTTTTGCGACGGGTAGCTACGACCCGTAGCTAGGTCGGTCACGGCCTTGACATTGTTAGCGGCCATAGCCCTGCAGTGTTTCTCGTTAGCGTCAGAATGCAGGTATGCGTTGTGTGCCGCGCGTCGTTTGGCTTCGTTTTGGGGGTCTGCACGCATAGCTCTAGCACCGCGACGCGCCCCTTCTTTACCCGCCTCACTGTTGATGTAAGCGGTACGGCCTGCAGCTATTCGGGCCTTGCCGTCTTCTGAAATGTTTTTCGGTTTACCTTCTTGGTGAGTGCTGAGCCAAGCGCGGTACGCAGGGTCTTCTAGCCGACGACGCATACGTGCCGACGCGCCGGCTCGTACTTCAGGGCGACGCGCTACTTCTGCAATTAGCGCCTTGGCTTCTGACGACTGAATCCATTCGGCGTGGGCTGCCCGAGTTTCAGCTGACACCGGACGACCTTTGAGTGCTGCAGACAACTTGCGACGCCACTCAGGATTGTCCCACACCTTGACCCGCATAAGTTCGTAAATGGAAGAACCGGGTGGCGCATGCAAGCCTTGGCCGCCGGGCTGTAAATTGTAGCCAGATTCCGGATTCATCCCGTCATTCGCTTGGATAGCGTCTATCTCGGCTGCGGCGCACTGGGCGCGTGTAGCATGCACCGACAATACTTGTTGGATCGGAGCCCCGTGCTTGCGCCAGGCGTTGTAAAGCGGAGACAGCTTGCCGCTGTTGGCCGCATAGGTGTGCCGGCGGTAACGGGTAGTGAATAGGCCTTTGGCGCACGTCCTACTCATGCCAACGTACACTTTCCCATTGGAGAACGTAAGCAAGTACACAAAGAACAGTTGCGCCATAAAAAAGCCCCACGGTTGAGTGGGGCTAGTTTAACACACCATTAGGATTGTGGTGTGATTTTTGGTGTGAAAACTACGCGCCGATGGTCTGAGTGACTGCGTAGGGCAGATACACCACAGCACCCAGAGTGCCGCCCGAGAACTTCTGGCGGGTATAGGTGCTGTAGACCTCCATGCGATGGGCGCGCAGCTTCTCGGTGAAGCCCAGCTCGACGGTCGGCTGGCCGTCGATCTCGGCGGCCCACAGCTGGATCAGGCGACCGGCCGCGGTGTCGAACTCCGGCACCGGCACGTAGACGATGTTCGGGTAGCTCTCGCGGATCTTCTTGTCCGCGTTCAGGCCGAACTCGTTGGTGCGACGGATGTCGTTGATCAGCGACGGAGCGGCGGCGAACACCAGGCGCTCGGAGCCGTTGATCAGGCCGCCGGACTGGGCGATCAGCAGACCGACCTGGCGCACCACGTCGTTGGCGATGTCTTCCGGGGTCGCCGTGGCGTAGTTGACCGGAGCTGCCACCGGGGCGGTCAGGTTCGGGTCGTTGGTCAGGCCGTAGTTCTTGAGGCCCGCCACGCCGTACAGGTACGACTTGTTGGCGAACTTGGCCATGATCAGCGACTTGGCGTACTGCTTGTCGCCGGCCACGTCGATCTGACCCTGCGAGGCCTGGGCCAGTTCACGCTCGCCGTACTCGATCCACGTCTGGTAGGCGTAGGTCTCGCGCGACGGGTAGTTCACGTTGGCCGAGGACATGCCGTTCGGCGACCAGTCACCGTAGGTGGCAACCTGGCCGACCGGCTCGCGGGTGCGGAAGATCGCGGTGGTGGTGGTCCAGTCGCCCTTCTTCACCTCGGTGGCGATCTGGGCGGCGGCCATCGGCGCCAGCTGGATGTCGATGGCCTTCGGGTCGAACCAGCTGGTCAGCCACGCCGGCACACCGCCGTTGGGGGCGGTGATCAGGGTCGGCGCCAGGCTGACCGCGTCCATCGCGTAGTCGGAACGCTGGATGGAGATGTCGCGCATCTCCGACGGGAACACGATGCCGGCTCGGGTCGCCAGTTCGCGGATTGCGTTGTGATCGCTCACGGTATTGATTCCTTGGTTGGGCGGTCGCTTACGCGTTGCCGACAGCGATGGGATCCTGGCGACCGATCATCACGATCTGGCCAGCGATGGCGGTTTCGGACAGCAGCACGAAGCCGGTATCCACGGTGGCTGCGCCGACAGCTGCGCCGACGTTGATCGCACCGGTCACCGGGTTCCAGATGACCTTGGCGCCGCGGACCGGGGTGCCGGTGACCGCATCGACGGATGCGAAGAAGTCGGCGTGCGAGAACAGTTCAACGCCGCGGCCTTCCGGGATCAGCATGGTGTTTTCGCCGAGCCAGGTGGTGATCAGGGCCGA